ATATCAAAAAGAACCTCAAAAAGGTATTACCAAGTTGCAATACCTTTTACGAGGCTCTTTTCTCTTGTTCTTGTTTCAATTGACTATATTAGAGGCGAGACATTTTTCGGTTCTTTGTCAACTGTAGTGGGTTGAAGAAAGCGAAGATCTAGAAAGGACAAATTTCGTCCTTTCTTTTTTGAAGTTTTCAAAGTTCCTAAAACCAAAGGCATTGTGCTTGATAAGTTTGATGAGATTATTGGTGGCTTCCAGTTTGGCGTTGGAATAAGGTAATTGAAGGGCGTTGACGATTTTCTCTTTATCTTTGAGGAAGGTTTTAAACAGGGTGGAAAAGCAAGAGCTGATAGAGATTATAGTGGTGTTTCAAGTCTTCGGAATAGCTCAAAAGTTTATCTAGAATTTCTTTATTAGTCAAGTGCATACGAAAAGTAGGGCGATAAAATCGTTTATCACTCAGTTTCTGACTATCTTGTTGAATGAGCTTTCAGTATCGCTTGATAGCCTTGTATTCATGGGATTTCGGATGATGGCTTGTGTTCTGCTCTCAAGAACAGTTATGATATTGAGCTTATCAAAGTCCTGAGCAATAAAGCTCATCTCTATCTCCCGATTGAAACAGTCACTCCCCAGACTGTTTCAACGTCCTAGGACATAATCTCAGGAAGACGCGAAAAATCATGCTCAAAGTGAAAATCATTGATCTTGCGAATGACAGTTGAAGTTGAAATAGACAACTGATGATCAATGTCGGTCATAGAAGTCTTTTTAATTAGCTTCTGAGCAATCTTTTGATTGATGATACAAGGAATTTGATGATTCTTCTTGACGATAGAAGTTTCAGCGACCCTCATTTTTGAACAGTGATAGCACTTAAAACGGCCTTTTCTAAGAAGAATTCTAGTTTGAATTTTTTATACTAGAAAATCAGAACCATAATACCTATATAAAAATATTATAGTTCTAATAGGATTTACCCAAAAGTTTTAAGGCGGTCTTTTTAGAACTTTAATCGTTTGAAATTTAGGTAGCAAATTTGTTTCTATTCTGTCAACTTTTCCTATTTTTATCTTGTTGAGCCTGGTATTTTAACAATTCAGGAATTGATAGTGAATGTGTAAAATTTTTTGTTAGAATAAGTTTATAAAAAAGAAAAGGAGTATTTGATTATGTTACAAAAAATTTATGAGCAGATGGCTAATTTCTATGATAGTATTGAAGAAGAGTATGGTCCTACATTTGGTGATAATTTTGACTGGGAACATGTTCATTTTAAATTTTTAATTTATTATTTAGTGAGATATGGCATTGGTTGTCGTAGGGATTTTATCGTTTACCATTATCGTGTTGCTTATCGTTTGTATCTTGAAAAATTGGTAATGAATCGGGGTTTTATTTCTTGTTGAGGTAATTTTAGTAAATTTCCGAACTAATTTACTCTTTTATGTAAAGATAATAGTAAATAGCTAGTAATTTTTCTAAATCATTTTTTAATAGTTGGAAATAGCAAATCTTTCTATTGTTTCTTCTTGATAAAAAGGCGATTTTTTATTATAATAAATTGTAAGATATAATTGCAGGTGAGAGTCCTGCCATGTATGTGAGAAAGGAAGAGCCTGAGGGCTCAGACAAAATTATGACTTCAGTTGTTGTTGTAGGTACCCAATGGGGTGATGAAGGTAAAGGGAAGATTACAGACTTCCTTTCAGCGAATGCAGAAGTGATTGCACGTTACCAAGGTGGTGATAATGCTGGTCACACGATTGTGATTGACGGTAAGAAATTTAAGTTGCACTTGATTCCATCTGGGATTTTCTTCCCTGAAAAAATATCTGTCATTGGGAATGGTATGGTTGTAAATCCTAAATCTCTTGTAAAAGAGTTGAGCTATCTTCATGAGGAAGGTGTAACAACTGATAACTTGCGTATTTCTGATCGTGCGCATGTTATTTTGCCTTATCATATCGAGTTGGATCGCTTGCAAGAAGAAGCTAAGGGCGACAATAAGATTGGCACGACAATTAAGGGAATTGGTCCAGCTTATATGGACAAGGCTGCTCGTGTTGGAATTCGTATTGCAGATCTTTTAGATAAAGATATTTTCCGTGAGCGTTTAGAACGTAACCTTGCTGAAAAGAATCGTCTTTTTGAAAAATTGTATGACAGTAAAGCGATTGTTTTCGATGATATTTTTGAAGAATATTACGAATATGGTCAACAAATCAAGAAATACGTGATAGATACATCTGTTATCTTGAATGATGCGCTTGATAATGGCAAACGTGTGCTTTTTGAAGGTGCACAAGGTGTTATGCTAGATATCGACCAAGGTACTTATCCATTTGTTACGTCATCAAACCCTGTAGCTGGTGGTGTGACAATTGGCTCTGGTGTCGGTCCAAGCAAGATTGACAAGGTTGTAGGTGTATGTAAAGCTTATACGAGTCGTGTAGGAGATGGTCCTTTCCCAACTGAGTTGTTTGATGAAGTGGGAGAACGTATCCGTGAAGTGGGTCATGAATATGGTACAACAACTGGTCGTCCACGTCGTGTAGGTTGGTTTGACTCAGTTGTGATGCGTCATAGCCGTCGTGTTTCTGGTATTACTAACCTTTCTTTGAACTCTATTGATGTTTTGAGCGGTTTGGATACTGTGAAAATCTGTGTGGCCTATGATCTTGACGGTCAACGTATTGACTACTATCCAGCTAGTCTTGAGCAATTGAAACGTTGCAAGCCTATCTATGAAGAGTTGCCAGGTTGGTCAGAAGATATTACCAGAGCTCGCAATTTGGAAGATCTTCCTGAGAATGCGCGTAACTATGTTCGTCGTGTGAGTGAATTGGTTGGCGTTCGTATTTCTACTTTCTCAGTAGGTCCTGGTCGTGAACAAACAAATATTTTAGAAAGTGTTTGGTTCTAAGAGATTTTTAAGATTTGTTTAAGATAGGTCGGGTATACTATAGACAGTTACAAGAAGACCTCCTAACTTGTTGTAACAAATATCCTAAACTTTTCTTTTTCATAATAATCTCCCTATAGAGTCACCGCATTCGGTGGCTTTTTTTGTGTTGGGATTCATGATATAATAATAAAATCGATAAGTAGGAAAAGAGAAAAGAGATGTATTATACGCTTGAAGAAAAAGAAGTCTTTATGAGGGAGGCTTTGAGAGAGGCTGAGATTGCTCTTGAACACGATGAAATTCCAATTGGTTGTGTGATTGTCAAAGATGGGGAAATCATTGGTCGTGGGCATAATGCGCGTGAGGAATTACAGCGAGCGGTTATGCATGCGGAAATTATGGCTATAGAGGATGCGAACTTGAGTGAGGAGAGCTGGCGCTTGCTGGATTGCACACTTTTTGTGACCATTGAACCTTGTGTCATGTGTAGTGGAGCGATTGGGCTTGCCCGCATTCCAAATGTGGTCTATGGGGCTAAAAACCAGAAATTTGGCGCTGCTGGGAGTTTGTACAATATCTTGACAGATGAGCGTCTCAATCATCGTGTGGAGGTTGAAATAGGAATTTTGGAAGATGAATGCGCAGCTATCATGCAGGATTTTTTTAGAAATAGACGGAAAAAATAATTTTGCTTTTAAAATGAATAGGAATGTGATATAATAAATAGTGGAGCAACAGTTCTGCGTGAAGCGGGTCAGGGGAGGAATCCAGCAGCCCTAAGCGATTTGAATTGTGTGCTCTTTTTTTGTGCACTTTAAAAACCCTTTAAAATCAACACTTTAAGGGGTTTTTGTTTGTCTTGTATAAGAAAAAGGGGCAGACGAGGGGCACAATTTAAAATTTTATCTTGTCTAACTTGCTAGATATGTCTGATACCATTTTTTGAGTAACGTGAGAATAAATCTCTAGTGTGGTCTTTGAGTCACTATGCCCTACTCTGTCCATGATGGCAGTCAAGGGAATGCCTAGCTCAGCAAGTAGGGATATGTGAGAATGTCTAAATGTATGTGTAGTTATGTTTTTTTCTATGCCGATTTTTTGACCATGTCTTTTCAATGCACAAATAACCCTGGCATTTGTTATTGGTTCTCCTAGAGTATTGATGAAAATAAAATCTGTATCAAATCCATTTGTCGCATTCTCTATTATTTGCTCTTTGATGATATCTAACACTTTTTGAGGTGCTGTTATAACCCTATCGGACTTGATTGTCTTTGGTGTAGTTCTCTCTTTTTGTCTGAAATCGTATGTATGCTTGATGTGAATAGTCTTTTTAGAAAAATCTATATCTTCCTTGTAGTTTAAGGCTGCCAGCTCTCCATACCTCATGCCAGTAAGAAAAAGAACTTTAGCTATTCGGATATACTTTGTAATTCGATAATCACATAGGGCCTCGTCTTTTAAATTTTGGATGAATAACTTAAACTCTTTTTGGTCTAAGTATTTTGTATTTTTCTTTCTGAGTTCGTCGGATGTAATTACTTTTCTAGGCGTTTCAACAAATAGCATTTCATTTGTATCAATATAATTCATTCTGATAGCGAATTTCATTATCTGATTGAGCTTGAACTTGATTTTAGAAACATAGTTATGAGATCTCCCATCTTGTAATAGTTGATCTATTACTTTTTGTAATAAACGTCTATCAATATTTCTAACTAGGTAGTCGCCCTCTATCTGCTTTAAAATCTCTTTTTTTACATTTTTTGAAGCATAGACTGTTGAATTTTTAACACCATGTTTCCAATTTTCCTCAAATTCCTCATATAGTTTTTCAAAAGTTATATTAGAAACAGAATGTTGTTTTTCCCCTAATTTTTGATTTATCTTCTCTTGCAACAAGATGGCGGCTTGATTTCTTGCTTGTGGAGTTTTCTTCTCCATGGTTACTGAAACTTTTTTTAATTTCTCAGTATATGGATCTTTATATCGCTCAAAATATTTAAACTTGCCATTTGGCAATTCTTCCATCCACATTGATTTTACCTCACTTTTTTGATAAAATGGGTACAAGAAAACTACCTTTTTAATGGTTGTTTCCTATACATGATTTCCTCACACTCAAGATTTGGCGATGACGAGTGTGGGGATTTTTTTATTTCGTTTCAAAGAAATTTCCGCAATTTTGGCAATGCCACTGTTTATTTCCTTTTTTGCCAGCAAATCCAGCTAAAGCACCAACTCCACCAGTCAAAACAGCTCCACCAACGGCCTTTCCAACAGAAAAGGCTTTTTTGTCTTGTTGTAAGAAAGTCACATCTTTAGACTTACAATTAGGGCAAGTGATGATATTCTGCTTTTTCTCTTGCTTTTTCTTCTCTTGATTTGCTCTAAATGTTTCAAGTTCACGTTCTCTCTGCTCTGGAGATTTTTTTTGGTTATCAATTACTGCACCTATGACACCTCCAACAAAAATAACAATTATGATAATAGCAATTATATTCATTTTCTCTCCTTTTTTAATTAAGTAGTGCTAAATATTCTTCTTTGACCATGATTTCATCGGCAATGGTTTTTAAATTATACTTTTCCATAAATACCAGGTAATTAAATGTAGTGGCATCTTCGGCTATATCCAACTCAGCTTTCATAAGGTGATGGATCATATTCCTATTAGCCTCAAGCTCACACTTTTCCCGAAAAAGCTGATAAGTATCTGGCGCGTGGTTTCTATGGCCTATCTCATGTAAAGCGACTTGTACCCTTTTTTCATCAGATATAGCATCACTCAAAAACATAGTTTTGAGGGCTGGGATGTAAAAGGCTTCATCTGGAAATAGACCATCTTCAAAAATCTCTATATCTATGCCTAGATTTTGAGAAAATTCTTTTTCAGTCATAAACAATCCAACCTTTGATTATTATTGTTTTCTGAGATAGATCTCTATTATGTTTTGAATTGCTTTTTTATCTTCTTCAGTTAGTGGTTTACCATTGAAGCGCATAGCAGTAGAGGCAAGTTCCTCAACATCGACTTCTTTGCCTTCGAAAAAGAATTGTTCTTTTTTATTAGCGATGGTAGGATTATCTGTGCGACCAAGTAAATAATCTGTAGAGACATTGAAGTAGTCGGCGATTTCTGAAATTCGTTCAGCATTGGGCTTTTGTGATTTCAACTTATAGAGTGTATTTCTACTGTAACCCAAATCTTCTTCTAACTTCATAAGAGAAATCCCATGCTTATCAGCAAGTTCTTTGATTTTTTCGTATGTCGGAAACATTGTTAAATCAACCTTTCTGGAACATGACAAAAAATATTTCAACTTTTTGGGTGAAAAGTGTTGACATATCACCTAACTGGGTGTAAAATAGTTTTTGTAAGTTAATGAGTTAGTAAAAAACTAAGTTAAAACTTATCTAAAAATAAATAGCTTTGGCGAGCAAATAAGTTGATAGATATAAGGTTTTATCAAGGTTTTTAATTATGCTTTCATTTTAACCTTTTGGGTGAGATATGTCAAGCATTTTATAAAATAATTTACTAACTCTTTAACTTTGTTCCTTGACAATTGAATAGAGCATGTGAGATAATAAAGGGGAATTAAGGATTAGTTCTATATCATGGACTAGAAAAGACCCCAGGCTAACTTCCACATTAAGCTTGGGGTCTTTTTTTGACACTATTTGTCCTTGTTCAGCCATTTATCAGCTAAACGAAGAACGACACCGACCACAATCGGTCCGATGATAGTTTTAAGGATTAGTTCCATCATGGGCTATCTCACCTCCTTTCGTAGGCGGTGTAGAAGTGCCGTCACTATTATACCACATGCTCTATCAGTTAGATAGGGCATTTTTTATTTTCAAAAAGGAGGAGGTCGCATGAGCCAACAACATCTTAAATGGATTGAGCTTGTAAAAGAGCGAATTGAAAAACGTGGGTGGTCGCAGACGGACCTAGCTACCGTCGTAGGTGTTAGTCCATCAGCTATTACGCAACTTTTCAAAGATGGTAAAGGAAGTGATGACTTGAAGCTTCGCATTAATAAAAAATTGCGAATCAACGAGTCATGGGAACGATTTGAGGAGTAGGAGGGAATAACATGAATGAAGTTATTAAAGTGACTGTGAATGACAATCACGAGCCGATTGTATCTGGTCGTCAATTGCACGAGGCGTTGGGAGTTAAAACAGAATATAAGAAGTGGTTTAGTCGCATGACTGAATACGGCTTTAATGAAAATGAGGACTTTTTAAAGGTGACCCAAAAATGTCTCACCTCTTCAACAGGTCAAAATACGACTGACCACATCATCAAACTAGACATGGCTAAAGAAATCGCCATGATTCAACGAACGGACAAAGGAAAAGAAGTCCGACAATACTTTATCCAAGTAGAAAAAGACTTTAATAGCCCTGAGAAGATTATGGCAAGAGCATTGCTCATGGCTGATCAGAAAGTCCACAAGCTGGAGGCTCAGATTGAAGCGGACAAACCCAAAGTCCTATTTGCAGACGCAGTAAGTGCAAGCCATACATCTATCTTGGTTGGCGAACTTGCCAAGCTCATTAGCCAAAACGGCTACAAAATCGGTGCCAATCGCCTCTTTTCTTGGATGCGCGAAAATGGCTACCTGATTAAGCGCAAAGGCTCAGATTGGAACATGCCAACCCAACGTAGCATGGACTTGAAACTCTTTGAAATCAAGGAAACAAACGTGCAACACGCAGATGGACATATCACTGTGAACAAGACACCAAAGGTCACAGGCAAAGGACAACAGTATTTTATCGATAAGTTCCTTAATTAGGAATACCTGACAGGTTAGAAAGTAGAAAGAATGATTGAAAATAAGTGAAGAGAAAGGAGACTGTATGACAGACTTTAAAAATTTAGATTGTCAATTTATCTTTCAAGAATGCGACTGAAAATTATACTGCTGTTAGTAATAGTTTTATCAACGATCCTGCGCTGGATTTTACAGCGGTTGGCATCATGATGGTGGTGCTGGCTAATCACCCAAATTGGCAAGTCTATCCGGATGAGATAGCTAAAAGAAAAGGTGTTAACCGAAAGACAATCGATAAGTATTTCAAAATCTTTGAAGAGGCTGGATATTTACGAAAAATCAGAAAAAAACCTCCTGGAAATGGAGGGAGTCATATATTCAGATTCTTTTCAGATGTAAAAATATCTGATTTCCAATTCGATATTATGAAACAGAGATTGAACCTATCTATCAAAAGGGCGTCTATGAATTATAATTCTGACATTCCAAAAAGTGAGATGTCAGAAAGTGAGATGTCAGAAAGTGAGATGTCAGATTTTGGGCACTAATAAATACTAATTAACAACAAGTATTAAATAACAATAAATACTAACTAACAACAAGTACTACTCTTAATAAATAAAAGAGAGTATACAAAAAAGTATCTGAGAAACTCAGACACTTTCTAAAAAAATCTAACTTAATTATAGCATGAAAGGGGAAAAATGGAAACAGTTCAAATCGTGAAAATTAAAGATGTGATCATCGAGAAGATTTCTGCAAACGATGAAGAACTAGAGCGCATCTTTGGATGTTCAAAACGGCAAGCGGGAGATATGAGGCGAGAGATGAAAAAATTGCCTAGTCAGCAAAAATACCTTAGAAACGATGGTCAGCTTGTCACAATCAAAGGTTTTGATGCTTATCTGCAATATCGAGGCAGTCAATCATGGAAGAAAGAAATGGCTAAAACCGTTAAGATGACACGATAGCAGAATAATAACTACTAATAAATAACAATCTAGTAGTTATAAGAATAATAGAAAGAGGAATTTATCCACAGGTAAAAATAATGAAAAAAATCGCTACCGCAATGAATGTGAGTGTTTCTGATCTCTTTACACAGGATACCCCTATTAAAAAAAATAGACATTCAACCCCAGTAAATCCAAAAATTTATAAAGAATTTATTGATAATGTAAATCAATATCAACGCCTGACAGGTGCGACGTATGAAAAAATTTCTAATATCATAGGGAAGTCAAATTCATATATTTATGACGTTATCGATAAACAGAGAAAGAGTACACTTAGTATAAAAAGTAACGCCAGTTTAACTAAGGGGTCTATGATTTTAAGACAAGAAATTGAAAAAATCGAGAGTGGAAAGAATCGAATTCCCTCTAAATTAACCTATCAAACAATAGATAGAGATAGTGAAGTGGTGTTTAGATTTAATGGTCTAATAAAATCCGTTAATGATTTATCTGATAAAGAATTACAGATAATTGTCTCAATATTTGATGCCTTGAAAATTCCAGCTAAGATTTCAAAAATTGAAATTAGAGAAACTAATGTCTTTGGAGGAGGAAAATGACAAATACCATTTACAAAAAATTACTCAATGTTTTTAAAGGAGGAAAGAAATATGCCAAATTGGGCAGAGGGGACTCTTAAATTAAGAGGCAGACGCGAAAACGTTGCATCAGCTTTAAAAGAAATGCTATTAGGAAATAAAGGCGCAACGCTTGAAGAAGAATACGATGGCACTCTACTAATATTTAAAAACGAGTATGATTATTTTTATATAAACGGTACAAGACGTGCGTTTATTTCTAGTAAAGATATTGAAATTTGGTTGGATGATGATTTTGTGATTATCGAACTTGAAGATTTCAAACAAGCATGGGCAGCATCAGCTGACAATTACACAGAAATTTCTAGTAAGTTTGATGTTGATATTAAAATTTTCACTTTTGAAATGGGTATGGAATTTACACAGGAAATTGAAATTTCAAAAGGTGAAATCATCAAGAATATTGTAAACGAAAACTTTACTAACTATTCATGGGATGTGCCTTTTAGTAGACTTGGAGGATAGATAATATGGCTGATTTAACATTTGCAGAATTACAGCGAAAAATGCAAATCGAAAAACAAACGAAACAGGGAGTGAAATATCCGTTTAGAACCGCAGAGGACATAAATAATAAATTTAAGTCTTTGGATAGCGGTTGGAGTGTATCATTTCCAGAAGATGACATCATTCAAAAAGGTGACAAACTGTATTATAAAGCGGTAGCTGTTGCTAAAAGAGAAAGTGATGGCACGATTGAAAAAGCTATTGGATGGGCTAGAGAAGAAGATGTACCAATTTTTCACACACAAAAAGGGGATGTGAAACAGATGCAAGATCCACAATGGACAGGTGCGGTTGGTTCTTATGCTAGAAAATATGCTTTACAAGGTTTATTTGCCATTGGAGGTGAGGATGTTGATGAGTATCCAGTAGAAGAAAGCCAAGAGCAAGGACAGAATAATCAGCAACAGAAACCAAACAACCAGCAAGCCCAAGGACAAAATCAAGTAAGGTATATTGACAACATTCAGTATCAAGAAATTAACGACCTTATAAATGATATTGCAAAAATTAAAGGGATGCCGTTCGATACGCTTGCTAACTATGTACTATCTGAAAAATTAAAAGGTTTACAAGATTTTCATAGAGTACAAGTTGGTGACTACGAGGTATTGAAAAACTATTTAACTGAACAACTAGCAAAGGCAAAAGCAAAGAGAGGTAATTAAACATGGTAAAAGATGTAACTAATAGCTTGACAGAAATCAAGGTGGATTTTCAACCTGCAGTAATTAATGTTGACCGTGAGGCGATCGAGGCACAAGTAGCCACAGCCATTGCACAGTATAGCGGTCGCGAGGTTACTGTTGATAATTACAAAGAAGTTTATGAAGAGCGAACCCGCTTTAATAAGCTGATTGGGGGCTTAGACACTCAACGCAAAGATTTTAACCGACAAATCAATGAGCCGGCAAAAGACTTTGATAAGTGGGTCAAAGAAAAAGTCATCAAGCCTATTGAGGCCGTAACAGATGCTATGTCAGCAGGACTTAATGCGATTGATGAACATGAACGATTGATGCGCGTGGATGTCGTGCGTGCTACATTTGAGGATAAGTGTATGGTCGCAGGGATTGAAAAATCCACATTCGCTGACAAATACGATGAGTACAGCCTCAAGAAATATTTTAAAACAGGCAAGTATGAGCTGAAAAAGACAACACTTGATGAAATGGATGGCTTAGTACTTTCAGAATTTGATGCCCTGGAAGAATACAAGGCTAACAAGCAAGCTATCCAAGAGCAAGCTCAAGAGTACGATTTGCCAGCTGATAGCTATATCAGACATCTTGAAGATGGTAAGAGTCTTGTTGATATTCTCAAGATGATGAAAACTGATCGAGATGCTGAGATTGCACGCAAGGAGCAGAAAGAAATCCAAGAAAAAGCAAAAGCTGAACGACTTGAAGAAATTGCTCAATCGGCCAAGAAAAATGCTAATGCGAATATCAAGGCTTACGATGCCGAAACAGGCGAGATTTTGGAACAGGGTACAATTACACCAGAACCTCAAAACAATGCGCGAGAGGTGGCAAAATTTGAGCCTAGCGAGCCTTTGGTCAAATTAGTACGTCTTGAATTGCACGGTGGTTTAGAACAGTGGGAAAATACACAAGAATATTTTGAGGATAACTTTATCGGTTTTGAAACTTTGGAGGATTAAGTAGAATAAGGAGTCAGACCTATGAGATGTTTTTATGTCAGCGGTAAAATTGCAGATCTTGATTTGGGGTCAGAAATCAATGCAGAAAATTCATTTATGGCTGCTATTGAGTTTGTGAAACGATATACCGACTTATTAAAGTTTGGTTCAAATGAAATCAAGGTATCAGAAGTAGAGGAGGTGCAAAATGATAAATAACGTTGTTTTAGTAGGGCGACTTACAAGAGATGCCGAACTGAGATACACGCAATCTAATATTGCGGTTGCTACGTTTACTCTTGCTGTAAACCGTCCATTTAAGAACGAGGCTGGAGAGCGTGAGGCTGATTTTATCAATTGCGTTATCTGGAGACAGTTAGCTGAAAATCTTGCTAATTGGGCTAAAAAAGGCTCTCTTATCGGAGTTACAGGAGTAATTCAAACACGTAGCTATGATAACCAGCAAGGTCAACGTGTTTATGTCACAGAAGTTGTTGCCAGTAATTTTCAACTGTTGGAAAGCCGTAACAGTCAGCAAAATACTCAAGGTCATCAAGACCATCATGGCGGTTATCAGCAGCAGGGCTACAGTAATCAAGGCAGTTCTTTCCAAAATGGAAATAACCAAGGGAACAATTTCCAAAATGGAAATAGTTACGGGCAACAAGGCAGTTCCTTTGAGGGGAACACAACAAATCTAGTTCCTGATTTCACCCGTGATAACAATCCATTTGGCAGACCCACAAATCCATTGGATATTAGTGATGATGATTTACCGTTTTAGCGAAAGGGGATATTCTAGTTAAGTTATGAAATTCTTAGACTTATTTGCTGGCATTGGAGGTTTTAGGATCGGTATGGAATCAGCCGGGCATGAATGTATAGGATTTTGTGAAATAGACAAATTCGCTAGAGCTAGTTATAAAGCTATACACGATACGAAAGGAGAAATTGAATTACATGACATCACAACAGTATCAGATGACACTATTCGAGGAATCGGAAGTGTGGACATTATCTGTGGAGGATTTCCGTGCCAAGCTTTCTCAATTGCAGGAAACAGACGAGGTTTTGAAGATACACGAGGAACTTTGTTCTTTGGAATTGCTAGGTTCGCATCTATTCTCAGACCTAAATATCTATTCCTTGAGAATGTTAAAGGATTGCTCAATCACGAAAATGGAGTTACATTCGAGACCATTATCTCAACCTTGGATGAACTGGGGTACGACGTGGAATGGCAAGTGCTTAACAGCAAAGATTTTGGAGTCCCCCAAAATCGGGAACGTGTGTTCATTATCGGACATTCTAGAAAAAGAGGCACCAGAAGAGTTTTTCCTATCGGAAGAGCAAATAGAGAATTTGATTTTGAACCAAAAATAAAGATTGTTGGTAACACTAAAAATCCGAACGGGACAAGTCAAGGGACTGGGAGCGTTGTTTACGACTCAAACGGTTTAGTCGGTACGCTTTGCGCTAGAGATTATAAAGAGCCAAAACAAGTAGCTATACCAGTATTGACACCTGATAGAGTAAATAAACGACAGAATGGTAGACGTTTAAAAAAAAACGGTGAGCCTATGTTTACGCTGACGGCACAAGACCGTCATGGGATTTTAATTAAAGAAGCAACAAAAAAAGGTTATGCAGAGGCTACAGTTGGTGATAGTGTAAACCTATCTCATCCAAACTCTAAAACAAGGCGGGGTAGAGTTGGTAATCAGATAGCAAATACTCTCTTAACTGGAGAGAGTCAAGGTGTGGTTGAGCCTGATTTTAGGATTAGGAAGCTAACACCTAGAGAATGCTGGAGGTTACAAGGTTTTCCTGATTGGGCTTTTGATAAGGCGCAGGAGGTCAACTCTAACAGTCAATTATACAAGCAAGCAGGCAATAGCGTAACAGTAAACGTTATTTCTGCAATAGCACAGGGGTTAGGAGGAAATTAACCCTATTTAAACCAATTTGAAAAGGAAACAGAATATGACAAAAATTGAAATCGTTATGGTACTTACAACTTTGATGTCTATCACATGGGCAGCGATTGTTACAATTCACACTATGCAAGCTATCAAAAAGCACAAGGCAAAAGTGGATTATTATCAGAAACCACAAGTGCAATGTGAGATTGCACGTCATGTACTTAAAAACAAATGGTACTCAGATGGAGGGGAGGTGTTTAGATGAAAGTATTTGATGGCGCTATTTCAAATTAGCTTAATTTAAAGCAGGAGGACAATATGGATAAAAAACTTATTGGGTTAGATCTAACCCACATTGCAGATGGAGGGTTACAGGAGAAACTAGACAAAGAGCTTGAAAAAGTCTTTGATAACATCCTTGACCTAAATACAGATGCGAAAGCAAAACGAAAAGTGACTATCACACTTACAATGTCAGCAAATGAAGAGCGTACAGTTGTTGATACTACCATGGAGGTGAAATCAAAATTTGCGCCTCAAAATGGAGTAGCTACAACAATTCTTATTGGGCGTGATTTTGATACAGGACAAGTACATGCTAATGAGCTAAAAAGTACAGTACCTGGTCAAATGTACTTTGATGAAAACGGAGAAATTCTGACGGATATTGGGCAACCAGTGGCAGAAATTGAACAACAAGCAGAAACAAAACCAGATATTATTGATTTCAACAAAAAGAAAGTAGGTAACTAATATGACAACAGAAAATCTTAAAGCAGCATTGGAATACGCAGTAGAACTAAATGAGCATGGTTTGGAAATTTTAACAGCTGCAGATGGAACAGAGTATTATGATGCCAACAAATTCAACCTCAAAGAACTTGACCCTAAACGCTATCCTAAAACTCTGGAGCTATCAACCTTGACAAGCCTTGTTGACTATCTCAAAACAGACCTAAACAATTTGAAAAACCAACGCTTGATTGTAGCAGTTGAGAAAAACGATGAGGTTTGTGTGTGGTCTGAAAATGATGAGATCGAACATCGCACATTGCTTGTTGATGTTAAGGCACGCATCCCAGAGTTATCTTTTGGCCGTTTCCTATCATTGGAACAGTTCAATATCATGTTGCAATCAAACTTTATTGACGATAACGATCGTGGCACATTGCTAGAATTTGCTAGCGCATTGAAAATTGAGAATGGGGCTGAAATTGAAGATAATGGAGTATCTCAAGTAGCAACAGTTAAAACAGGGGTGGCAAGCCTTGCTAAAGGCAAAGCACCTAATCCGGTTACATTGCGCCCATATCGTACATTTAGCGAGGTTGAGCAACCGGCAAGCCTATTTGTCTTTAGGATTGATAAGCAAGCCAATATGGCTTTATTTGAGGCAGATGGTAAGCGTTGGGTAGCTGATGCAGTAGGAAACATTGCAGCCTATCTAAAAGAGCAACTAGCAGACCAAAAACATATCACAGTATTAGCATAAGAAAGTGGAAATTAAAATGAGTGATTACAAACAACGGATGATTGAAGAATACAAACAATTAAAAGAGCGCACCAATAAGTTAAGTTTGATGATTAGTAACTATTACGTAGGAACACTTGATTTTAAACTAAAATGTCCTATTGAGTTACTTGAAACTCAACACTATACAATGTGTGCATATCTCAAGATCCTTGAACAGCGTGCAGAAATTGAAAACATTGAGTTTTAAGGTAATCAAAATGAAATTTGAGTTTTCTTTGCCTCGGAATACTAAGCTAAAATCTCTAAACATGGTTATCAATAGTAATGACAGACAACATCAAACAGATAAGGCTAAAGTTACTAAGCGCATTAGAGCTTTTGCTTATTGGCATACATCAATGAACAAGGATAAAGGGAGGGCTACTTTTAGCCCCTCTAACCCTTGTGAGGTTACAGTTACAATTTACAGCCCTACTAAATCTAAATTAGATCCGCCTAACTTGTATCCGACAGTCAAGGCTATCATTGATGGCATGACTGATGCAGGTATTTGGACAGATGATAATCATAAGGTTATCAAAAAATTATCTTTTGTCTATGGTGGCTTGAGCGAGGAGAAAGGGCATTATAGATTAGAGTTTGATATAGAGGAGGTGGAAAATGAATAAAGATCTAATTGAAACACCACGCTTTAACTTTTTTATAGGGGATGAAGTTTTCTTGAAAGGGAAAATAGTCGGTTTTGATGTGGATGAGAACAAGTGCGTTGAAAATGTTGTTAGATTAGGATACGGGGAAACTCTCAATGTACCCAACAATGATATTTATATTACAGACGACATCGTCGATAAATCCAAAATTAAAGTCACAATACCGCAGTCTGTAGCGGATTGGATTAGAAAATGTAAAACATTTAAGTCTTTTGCTGTAAGTTTATCTTTTGCATTGCAGCCCAGTGTATGGGAAGTAAATGGGTTATCTGACGAGTCCATCGAATGGTTGGCGAATGCAGAAAATCAAGAAATATTCGCTCGAGCGTGGCTTGACGACTACGATATTATGTAGTGACGGATGGCAATCATTTGTATTTTAAAAACTATCAAGAAGATATTGAAATTGTCATACTGGTTGATGAGCAACCTGGCACGATGGATTACGTCAAAAAATTCGACACAAGGGAAGAAGCTCAGAAGGCTGCAGACATTCTTGGTTGGAAAATTCAGGAGGTGAAGTAATGACACAAACACTTGAACAAGCTGCAAAAGCTGAAAGCAAACGCATAAAAATCCCTGCGAAAATCAGACCGTTCAATGTGAGTTATCGAATAATAAATAAACATGGTCAAGCGCTTGCTTTAAAAAATGGAGCAAGTATATTCAGTTTGCCATCATTGGCTGAAAAAGCTATAGAAAAAGAGTTTGGAAAAAACGATCCAAACTTTGACATCGGAAAGCATTCTGTTGAAGAGGTCGCTATTGTCAATTTAAGTAAATTTCATAGTTATTTTGAGGAGGTGATACATGACTGATGACGAAGAAAAAAATAGAGCGCTTGTCAGTTATCCATCGCAGGGAAATTAATTGGCTAAAGTGGTATTTTTTGAGGGATAAGAAAAATCCAAAGAGAACCATTTTGGAGCAAAAGATTATAGTTTCTCATATCAAAACTGATAGGCTTGAAGCTAAGTTTTTAAGCAACTTAAAAAAATCAACTGAAGATTTTATAGATAAGTCTGATCCTAAATATTTGCGGGCAATAAAAGAGGTTTATGTTTACGAAAACATGAATGTCATTGGAGCTTGTCAAAAAATACTATTTTATAGTCCGACTCAAGCCTATGTATTACTTAATGCGTGGTTTAACGATTATTTTCGTGCGACTTACACAGAATTACTAGAAAACGCCATCTTAGATAAATAACCGTAAAAAATCCAAAGCTTATGTATCTATAATCAAGATATATAAGCTTTTTCGAAAGGAGAGATATGGAGATGTTACAGATTGAATATGTAGATATAAAATCCATTAAACCATATCACAAAAACGCTAGGCATAATGACGGAGAGGCAACAGAGAAAGTTGCTGCATCCATAAAAGCTTTTGGTTTTCAGCAACCTATCTTAGTAGATGATAATAACATCATTATTACAGGACATACTAGGCTAAAGGCTGCTCTTTCTTTAGGTATAGACACAATACCTATCGCTCACGCTGTAAACCTCACAGATGAGCAGATAAAAGCTTATAGACTAGCAGATAATCGAGTTGCTGAGTATTCAACGTGGGACTCAGAATTATTAAATATTGAGCTTTCTCAATTTGAAACAATAGATATGGCTCAGTTTGGTTTTGAGTTATCAGTTACAGGGTTCAACTTTGGTAACGAGGAGGAGCAGCAAGAGGAAACTGAAAACGAGGAGGAAGATGCTGAGGATTTTCACAGAGACACAACTATAAATCAGTACAATCTTTTTCATTATGACGATACAAGGGTTGAGGGTTTTTATAACATGCCTAAAATCGAGGGCGTGGATCATATTCCTAAAGATTTTCAAGGCTTTAATTATGTTTTAAATAAACCATATTACAGCTCATGCGTGCATTTTTTCCTAGATGATTATCAATTTGAAAGAATATGGCAAAGACCAGACTTTTACATTGAAAAGCTGCTAGAATTTGATAGCGCCTTAGCTCCGGATTTTAGCTTATATCTTGATATGCCTATCGCTATGCAAGTATGGAACATTTACAGGTCAAGGCTGATAGGTCAGATTATGCAAGATTACGGCCTTACAGTTATCCCTACTGTATCGTGGGCTAGTGAGGAAAGCTTTGATTTTTGTTTTGACGGCTTGCCTAAAAACTCAACGCTAGCAATCAGTACAATAGGCGTAAAGCAAAACAAAGAGCAGTTTGAGGTATGGAAAAATGGAGTTACTGAGATGATAAAAAGGTTGACTCCAAAAAGAATTGTAGTATATGGCGGAAAAGTGGAATACGATTATAAAGATATAGAGGTTGTATATTTTGAAAATGCAACAACGGAAAGGATGAAAGAAAGTGGCACAAAAACTAACTAAACTAAAAGATATTTTTAAACATGTTTCAAGTATTGATCTAGGTAAAGAGATTTTATTTGAAGATCTTGAGCTTTACAATAAAGAAACAGAAACAAGCAAACAATACCAATCTATCGAGGAGGCAGAAAATGACCTATCTTTGATGGAAAAAGTAAATAAAATCAATTTCACTCTAGGCGGTGGACGTGGTGCAAATTTTGAGAAAGGGAAAGACGGTAAGTATCCGGGTTTTAGAGGTGCTGGTGGTGCAAGAGATAGTGGGAGCTCAAAAGCCTTACATCCAGCATCTTTAAACAATCAAGGGCGCTTTTCAAGTGTTGAGGGAACTATCCAGGAATTTATTAAAAAACACGGTGGCTCTAGAACAGAATACAGTACAGCAGTTGACTCTCAAGGCTTTGCTCATAATTATGTACACGGTGGGAAAAACAGCGTACAAATTTTGCCTATCTCTGGTGGATTTACAGCAATACATAACCATCCGAATGGCAGCAATTTCTCAAGTACAGATTTACATAGCTTTGCAGCATTAAAAGGTATGAATACACTAGTTGCAACGAATAGCTCTAAAGCGTATCGAATTACAAAAGGGGCTAACTTTGATGCTAAAGGCTTTGATAAAGCTGTGAGCAAGTCACGTTTTACTACAAAAGATTACAATAAAGGAGCTGACCTATGGCTCAAGAAAAACGCTAAGAAATACGGGTACACTTACTCATACGAGTAAAAGAAAAGAGGCTAAGGTATGGGTGGTAGAGGAGCAAAATTAAACTTGTCAACAACGAAAATGACAACTCAAAATATAGAGACTTGATTAACAAAATCGAAAAGTTATTAGGAATAGCGTAAAACATCCCCTTTTTTAACATATACAATGAAATCATAAGTATAAAATGCTTGTGATTTTTTTGTTTGAAAGGAGGGTGGAAATTGCCTAGAGATGGAACTAAAAATTTAAAACCAGTTACAGAACGAACCAAAGATGAAGCAAGAGCTATTAGCTCAAAAGGAGGTAAAGCATCTGGCATAGCAAGAAGAAAAAAAGCTGATCTAAAAAAAGCATTTGAAATCCTCTTATCTTTGGATGTGACGGATAGTAAAATCAAGAAACAACTTGAGGAGATGGGTATGGCTGGCAATAACGAGGCTTTGCTAGCCTTTGCAACCTTTCAGCAAGCTGTAAAAGGCAATCAGAAAGCGACTGAGAACATAATCAAGCTGACAAATACTAAAGATAAATACGATATACAAGAACAGAAAGAGCGTATTAAAGCACTCAAATATGAAAATAGAGAGCGTGCTGAAGCTGAGAAAGGCTCAAGTGAAACTATCGAGATAGTGGATGCATGGGCTGAAGATGTGAGGGGGGCAACGGATGACCTTTAATGTCCAGAAGAACATCAACCCTCATTTCAAATCTGTTTGGATTTCTAGCTTACCTTATAATGTTTTGAAAGGTGGGCGTAACTCTTTTAAATCATCGGTTATTGTACTTAAACTAGCGTATATGATGATAAGGTATATTATCGCTGGAGAGGCGGCCAATATCGTTGTTATCCGTAAGGTGGCCAATACTATTAGAGACAGTGTTTTCAATAAAGTTTGGTGGGCATTGAACCTTTTTGGTATAGCTGAGCAGTTCACAAAAACAGTTAGCCCGTTTAAAATCGTACACAAAACGACCGGCTCAACATTTTACTTTTACGGACAAGATGACTTTCAAAAACTCAAATCAAACGACATTGGAAATATCATAGCGGTTTGGTATGAAGAGGCTGCTGAATTTAATGACCAAGAGGACTTTGACCAATCAAACGTGACGTTCATGAGGCAGAAACACCCACGCGCCAAGTTTGTACAATTCTTTTGGAGTTACAATCCACCTAGAAATCCATATAGTTGGATCAATGAATGGTTTGAGAGCATCAAAACGAATAAGAACTATTTAGCTCACTCAAGCACCTATCTTGATGATGAACTCGGATTCGTTACTGAGCAGATGCTAGAAGATATAGAGCGTATCAAAGAGAATGACTACGATTATTACAGATACTTATATCTAGGTGAGGCAGTGGGATTAGGTAACAACGTGTATAACATGAGTATGTTTCATGCTATTGATGCTTTGCCTAGCGATGATAAGCTGATTGGCATATCATTTGCGCTAGATGGCGGACATCAACAGTCAGCAACCGCTTGTTGCGCTTTTGGAATAACAGCTAAAGGTAAGGTTATATTATTAGATACTTGGTATTATTCACCAGCTGGACAAGTGGTAAAGAAAGCGCCTAGTCAGTTATCTAAAGAGATATATGCTTATATGCGATCAGTTATTGAGAAGTACAGAGTACAAGCCTTGCAATACACAATAGATAGTGCTGAGGGAGCGTTAAGAAACCAGATGTTTCTTGACTTTGGTTTGAAATGGCATCCAGTCGCTAAACTTAGAAAAGTGACTATGATTGACAGTTTTCAATCTTTGCTTGCTCAAGGTCGCTTTTACTATCTCAACACCGAAAACAACAAGATATTTATTGAAGAACACAAGATGTATCGTTGGGATGAAAAGACTATCAAATCTGATAATCCTAGCGTTATCAAAGAAGATGACCATACATGCGACACAACACAGTATTTTGTGTTAGACAATGCAAAATTGCTCGGTTTGCGTGTTGGTAACGTTTAGAGGAGGACGATCATGAGCCTATTTCAAAAAGTAAAAGACTTTTTTAGTCGAGGGAGGTATTACATGCAGACATCAAATCTTAATAGTATTTTGGAACATCCAAAAATTGCAGTGACTCAAGAGGAGTATGACCGGATTAAGAGAAATCTAGTCTACTATCAATCAAAATGGGATGATGTTCAGTACAAGAATACGGATGGAGATATTAAATCCCGTCCAATGAATCACTTGCCAATTGCAAGAACAGCATCGAAGAAGATTGCTAGCTTAGTTTACAATGAACAGGCAACTATCACAACAAAAAACGAAATTTTACAGAAATTTTTGGATGACATGCTAACTAACGACCGATTCAATAAGAATTTTGAGCGGTATCTAGAAAGCTGTTTGGCACTTGGTGGCCTAGCTATGCGCCCTTATATTGACGGGGATAAGGTCAGAGTGGCATTTATTCAAGCGCCTGTGTTCTTTCCACTAGAAAGCAACACACAAGATGTTTCAAGTGCTGCAATCCTTACTAAGACTATCAAATCTGAGGGGCGTAAGAACGTTTACTATACCCTTGTTGAATTTCACGAATGGGTAACAGCAGACGGACAAGAAACAGGTAGCACAAACGATAAAAAGTATTATCGTATTACAAATGAACTTTATAGGTCAGATGTGAATGATGTGTTAGGTCAACGTGTGAACTTGAGTGAACTAGACAAGTACAAAAATTTAGAGCCTGTAACAGTCTTTGAAAACCTATCAAGACCTCTATTTACTTATCTAAAAACTCCAGGTATGAATAACAAAGACATCAACAGCCCTCTTGGATTGTCTATCTTTGATAACGCAAAGACGACTATTGACTTCATCAATCGTTCTTACGATGAATTTATGTGGGAAGTGAGGATGGGACAAAGACGAGTTATTGTGCCCGAACATCTAACACAAAGACAATATCAACGTCCAGATGGAACAATAGATTTTAGACCACGGTTTGATGTTGAGCAGAATGTTTATATGCAAATTGGCGGCTCTAGTATGGATGCCGGGGGCATTACAGACCTTACCTCACCAATTCGAGCAAATGATTATATTTTGGCGATTTCAGAGGGATTGAAACTCTTTGAAATGCAGATTGGTGTATCAAGTGGCATGTTTACATTCGATGGTCAAGGAATGAAAACTGCAACAGAAATTGTCAGCGAGAACTCAGACACTTATCAGATGCGAAGTAGTATTGTCGCACTTGTTGAACAATCTATCAAGGAGCTTTGTGTTTCAATGTGTGAGCTCGGTAAGGCGGTAGGGGTTTATAGCGGAGAAATTCCAGAACTTGATGATATTTCAGTTAATTTGGATGATGGTGTATTTACTGATAGGCATGCAGAACTTGATTATTGGGCTAAAATGGTAGCCGCAGGATTCTCAACCAAAAAACGGGCAATTGGTAAGACATTAAATATTTCTGGTGTTGAGGCAGAAAAAGAACTCAATGCTATCAATAGTGAGTTGCTACCTATGAATGATGCCGAACTTGCTATTTATGGTATGCATGACCAAAACGAGGAGGAAGCAGATGACAAAGGTTAAATTCGGAGTTACTAGTGTTGACTACTCAGCAAGCATTGAAGATACGCCAACAATAAAACTAGGTTTAATAATTAGAGGGAGCGGGAGACTAGATGCCTCTTCAGTTATTAAAAAACTAATCAAGGATGTTTCTGAACTAGAATACGAATTAGAAGAATAAACTGGTCAATTGGCCAATTTTCTTTCAAGAGAGGGCTTTTGAATGAAAAAAAAGAGAAAACAGATCACGTTTAACGACCAACAATTTCCTTTGCAAATGCAAGGCGTTGGGGATATTTACGAAAAATTACAGATTGATATCTTTGACCGTATGATAAAACGCTTAAAAGAGCGTGGGTCTATTGATTTAATGAGAAACCCTTATATCTGGCAGTTAGAGAAACTAAATGATATGCACATGCTCAATGAACAGAATCTAAAGCTTATTTCAGAGCGTACAGGAATTGCTGAAAGATTGTTGCGTGATGTAATTGAGAATGAAGGTTTGAAAGTCTATAAGGACACTAAACAGCAACTTGAAGAAGATTTGAATAAAATACCTGAGGGAGAGATTTCAAATGGCGTAACGGACAGCTTAGAGGCTTATTCGAGGCAAGCAGTTAGTGATTTAAACCTTATCAATACAACATTGCCTAAGAGCTTGCAAGTAGCTTATAAATCGATTGTGGAGGAGACAGTCGCACAGGTAGTTGCAGGAACTAAAACAAGCGATGTTGCTTTGCATGATACCATCATGAAATGGCAGAAGAACGCTTTTACGGGCTTTGTCGATAAAGGTGGGAGGCATTGGAAAGCCGATAGCTATGCGAGGGCTATTATCAAGAGCACAACATACAAAGTTTATAACGAAATGCGTACTAGACCTGCTGAGGAGTTAGGAGTAGATACTTTTTACTATTCGATGAAAGCAATGGCTAGACCAGCTTGTAGTCCGTTACAAGGGCAGATAGTTACAAAAGGGGCTGGTAGGGAGATAGACGGGATAACTATCTATTCATTATTGGATTATGGGTATGGAACAGCAGCAGGATGTTTAGGAATCCATTGTGGTCATTATCTGACACCGTTTATTGTTGGAGTTCATGAGTTACCGAACTTACCAGACTATCTGAAGAATCTAACACCAGAGCAAGCTGAAGAAAATGCACGCATTGAAGCAGGTCAAAGAGGCCTTGAGAGACTTATCAAGACACATAAAGAGCGCTTGCATTATGCTCATACCTTGCAAGATGATAAGATGATACAAGCTGAGCGTTTGAAAGTTAGAGGGTATCAAACTAAGATCCGTAACTTGATAAATCAGCATGATTTCTTAACAAGAGATTACAGACGTGAGAAATTATATGTTTCATAAAGGATTTGTGTTTCACAAGTCCTTTTTTTGTGTTTAAAACCGTAAAAAATCCCTATCCATCAAAGGTATATTGAGAGAGTAAATAATATTTTGCTTGAGGTGGGAGTTGTCCACCTAAAAAAGAACTAGGAGGGTACAAATGGCATTTACAACTGAAGAACTGCTCAATCTTGGGTTGACAGAAGAACAGGCTAAGTCAGTCTTTGCTTTGCGAGGAAAAGAGCTGAATGAGGACAAATCAGCCTTAGAAACTATCACACAAGAGCGAGATAGTCTCAAAACACAGTTGCAAAAGGCAGAGGAGCAAGTTGAACACTTGAAATCACTTGAGAATATCAGCGCTGAACAAAAAGATGCGATTGATAAATTGCAAGCTGAATATGACAAGTATAAAAACGAAGCTGCAGCTGAACTTGCACAAACAAAAAAGGTTAGTGCTATCAGTCTAGCTCTGAAAGATACAAATGCTTTCAATCCAGACAAATTGATGAAATTCATTGATGTTGATGCTATCCAGTTAGACGACAACGGGAAACCTCAGATTGATGAAGTAATCAACGGTTTAAAAGAAAGTGATCCATATCTTTTCAAAGCTGAAGAAAGTAAGCCTAGCCCCAATATTTTACCTCAAGGTAATCCGGCAGGAGAGGGTACAAGTGATGTTGATCCGTTCCAAGCGATTATTGACGGGTATGGCAAATAACAGAAAGGAGATTACAAATGCCAAGTAATCAAAACAACGCAGTGCGCCGCTATGAGAAACAATATGCGGGCATTCTTGAGACAGTTTTTGGAGTGCGGGCAGCATTTTCAAACGCTCTAGCACCTATTCAGATTTTGGATGGGGTACAAGAAAACTCTAAGGCTTTCTCAGTTAAAACAAACAACACACCAGTTGTAATCGGTGAGTACAAAACCGGTGAAAATGATGGTGGTTTTGGTGATAACTCAGGGGCTCAGTCACGCTTTGGTGGTGTGACAGAAGTTAAATATGAAAATACAGATGTCAACTATGACTATACCCTTACAATCCATGAGGGGCTTGACCGTTACACAGTAAACAATGATCTTAACGCTGCTGTTGCCGACCGCTTGAAGTTGCAATCCGAGGCACAAACTCGAACAGTGAACAAGCGAATTGGTAAATACTTGTCTGACAACGCTACTAAGACGGAAGCCCTTGCTGATTTTACAGATGACAAAGTAAAAGCTTTATTCAATAAGTTGTCGGCTTTTTACACAAACAACGAAGTTACAGCGCCGATTACTGTTTACTTGCGTTCTGAATTTTACAACGCCATCGTAGATATGGCATCAGTTACAAGCGCCAAAGGGGCAACTATCTCCCTTGATGAAAACGGGCTACCAAAATATAAGGGCTTTACCTTGGAAGAAACGCCAGCGCAGTACTTTGAGACAGGAGTTATCGCTATCTTCTCACCAAACGGTATTGTCATTCCGTTTGTTGGTATCTCAACAGCCCGTGTAATTGAGGCTGAAAACTTTGATGGTGTGAAATTGCAAGCTGCTGCTAAGGGTGGTACTTACACTCTTGATGACAATAAGAAAGCAATTTACAAAGTTACAGGAACTATTGTATAGGAGGTAGAACATGGCACTTTACAAAGCAACAAAAAATCTTTTCTTTGAGCAACTCAACATGGATGTGATTGTCGATGACATTATTGAACTTGATGAAGATTATGCTAAAGAAGTCAACAAGAAACTAAAAAATGCTTTTCCAGATGTGAAAAATGTTTTAGAACTTGTTGACAAAAATGGAACGCTTGAACCAGAAGATGCCCCATCTGTAGATGATGCATCTCAGGCAACTGTTGAAGATTAAATAAGGGGTGGCAACACCCTTTATTTTTAAGGGAGGTTACACATGACTTATTTGACACAAGAGGAGTTCGATGAGTTAGGTTTTGATGAAGTTACAGACTTTGAAAAATTGGCAAAACGGGCAAAGATAGCGATTGACCTATACACTAACGGTATTTATCAGAAAGACATTGATTTTGAAAAAGAAATTGCCTATCGCAAATCTGCTGTAAAGCTTGCTATGGCATTCCAAATAGCCTATCTCGATGCCTCTGGTATTATGTCAGCCGATGACAAACAGCTAGCCAATAGTGTCTCTATTGGCCGTACATCAATCTCTTATAGCACCTCACAAAGCACATCAGCAGGTCAGCGATTTAATTTGTCTATGGATGCTGAAAATGCTTTGAGACAAGCCGGCTTTAGCCTAGTTGTTGGAGTTGCCTATGATCGATAAGCGGTTATTAAAAGGGATTGACAAGCGTTTGTTAAAGGATGTCCTAACCATAAAAAAAGTAGCTGATAAAAACGATTATGGGGATGAAGTATATTCAGAACCGTTGACTATTAAAAATGTACGTTTTGATAGATCAGTGGGGGGATCTGGTAATCGTAATTCAAAAACTGGTACAGGAAATTCAAAATCAAGGCAAAAACAAGGGGTTATATACCTCTATCCCTCGCTATCTTTTGTGACAGTTGATAACAGTTGGATGGGTGCAAAAGTAAACGATGGGATAGGAGATTACACAATTAATGGATTTCAAACTAACTATTATGATGGTGAGATATTCAGTCAAGAAATTGAGGTGATCTAATGAATATCGCCATTAAAGTTGACTTGCAGAAAGCTAAACAGAAACTTTCGAACGAATCCATGACAAGAGGAAAGATTGCAGTCGCTAGCAAAATCTTGCTAGACAATGAGCAATATATCCCCTTGAGGGGTGGAGAGTTGAGAGCTTCTGGCCGAATCGTTGGACAAGGTGATGCTGTTGTCTATGGAACAGTTTATGCTAGAGCGCAATTTTACGGGGCAAACGGCATTGTCACCTTTAGGAGATATACCACTCCAGGTACAGGAAAACGATGGGATCAAGTTGCTACTAGTAAACATGCTGAAGAATGGGCTAGAGCTTTTGTGAAAGGAATGGGACTTTGATGCGAGAGAATGACTTTCAAAATGTACTTTTAAAGCATATCAAGACTTTAAATTTACCAGTTGAACCACGCTTTGATTACTTTGAGGATGACAAAGATGATCTGGTTATCAATCAGATACCAGGCGGGAAAGTGGATAGAGAGTATATGGATGGCACACAAGAAGTTTCTTTGCCGTTTGAAATCGCCGTAAAGGCAAAAAAGAACTCAGTAGCCAATGACACTATTTGGTTAGTCACCTCAGAACTAGCAAAGATAGACTTAGTTTTACCAAGTGACAATAATTCTTATGAATATATGGGAATGGAAGTCAGCAGGCCTGCCATGAAAGGCAAGGATGAGCAAGGCTATTATTATTACACAATTGAAATTGTGGCGAAAATCGTAATAGAGAGGAACAAACAATGACAAGACAAAAAAACGCCCTACGTGGCCATTTTGTAGCTCCATACAATGGAGGAACTGAACCAACAACAGAAGATACATGGTTGGAACTTGCTAAATGGATCTCAGACGTATCAGATGATACAGACGAGAAAACAGATGACCAAGCATACTATGACGGTGATGGAGTTGAAGAAACAACCGTGGTCAGCGTAAAAGGTGCTTATACCTTTGAGGGTACTTACGATCCAGACGATAAGGCACAGGCTCTTATTGCTGGGATGAAGTACAAGACAGGGGATGACCGTAAGCTATGGCACAAGGTTGTTTCTTCTGACAAGAAGAAACAATGGGTGGGAGCTGCAACTGCAACAGAAATCAAAGCAGGTTCTGGTGCTGCCTCTGACTATGAGGTGTTTGGATGTAAGCTTTCTTACAACTCAACGCCAAAAGAGACTGGTATTGGGTAATAGCTTTTGATAAGGGCGGGCATTGAGCCTTGCCCTTTTTAACAACAGGAAAAGGAGTAAAGACATGACAGATATTCAGATTGAACTAAAACGTACAGGATTTCCAGTAAAAATCGGAGAAGTAGAGCTATGGTTTGATACAAGTCAAGAGAGCTTAATGCGCTTTTATGACATGGAAGAAGAACTAAAACGTCGCCTTGTCCAATATGAATTAGATGTGGTATCTGCAAATATCAATAACAAAATTGAGCGTGATGGAGTAACTAAAGAAGTAGTTGCTGGGGCTATTGAATTGGAGAAGAAACAGCTTGAGATTCAATATGATCTTATTTTTGGCGACGGTACATTTGACAAGTTATATTCTGTATATCCAGATTATAACGCCCTAAATAACGCTCTAGAACAGACCGCAATCATGTTGCATGACAAGTTGGAAGAACTTGCTGAGCAACACAAAACGGTGGTGAAAGAGCGTGCTAGTCACTATTTAAACAAGGGAAAAGTCACTCCAATCAAGAACAACAAGAAACAAAAAAAGAACAAAAAGAAATAGCAGGTAAAAAATATGTCTATGAAATTAAATGATGCCTTAATCACAAATTTTTCTATTGCTGATAAAGAGTACGACATAGACCTGTCTTTTAATAAAGTTCTAGATGTCTTTGAAATCCTAAAAGAGGATGAAATGACGCGTCTAGAACAAGCTCAGTTGATTGTCCATTTGCTAACTGGCCAAGAATTATACGACATCAAAGAGGTTGTAGATTGTTGGATTTACATAAAAGAACACTTTCTAGGGATCGAAAAAGAAACTGTTCAGTATGATTTGCTAGGCAATCCCATGCCAAAGGCAAAAGGTGAAGAAGAACAAGAAAAATTGATTGATTTTGAACAAGATGCAGAGTACATTTACGCTAGTTTTTTACAAGCCTACGGCATCAATCTTTTGAAAGTTCAAAATGAGTTGACATGGACAGAATTTAAAGCACTTTTGAACGCTTTGCCAGATAACACAATCATGCAACAGATTATAGAAATCCGAGCATGGAAACCAGAATATGGTGGGGATAAGAATAAAATGCGTAAATTACAAGCTAAATATAGTTTAGGAAAGGAGGGAGAAGATAATGGCTGATGGAAAAGTGACCATCGTTGTCGATGTGGATGGTAATAAAGTCAAGGTTCTAAACGATGAGTTAGATAAAACGGCACAGAAAGGTGACAGAGGGAGCGATTCTCTAAAGAAGTTTGCGATTGGTGGTGCTGCTTTTAAACTGGCATCTAAAGCGGTAGATCTTCTAACAGATTCCTTGGACGGAGCGATTCAACGTTTTGATACTCTTGAAAGTTATCCAAGAGTGATGCAAGCTATGGGGCATAGTACAGAAGATGTCACGCGCTCAACTAAGAAACTAGCGGCAGGTATTGAGGGTTTGCCTACGACTTTAAATGAAGTGGTAGGCACAGCTCAACGCCTTACCTCGATTACTGGCGATATAAACAAATCAACAGATTTAACACTTGCTCTTAATAATGCCTTTCTTGCTTCTGGATCTTCTAGTGCTGATGCAAGCCGTGGTTTACAACAGTTCAGTCAGATGTTATCAGCTGGTAAGGTTGACATGCAAAGTTGGAAAACGTTACAGGAAACCATGCCTTATGCTTTGCAAAAGACTGCTGAATCATTCGGTTTTGCTGGCCAATCTGCTCAGAATGATTTCTATTCTGCATTAAAAGAGGGGCGTATCACTTTCAACCAATTTTCAAGCAAATTGGTTGAATTGAATGGTGGCGTTGGTGGTTTTGCAGAACTTGCTAAAACTAACAGTAAAGGGATCCAGACATCTTTTGGGAACTTAAAGAATGCGGTTGTTAAAGGTGTAGCTAATACTATCAAGGCTCTTGACGATTTAACAAAGGCAGCAACAGGTAAGACGATTGCTGAGAACTTCGATGCATTGAAAGTAATCATCAATGCGGCTTTTGGTGTTATTGTCAACGTAATTAAAGCTAGCACACCTGTTTTTCAGACTTTGTTTAGTATTTTGGGTACTGGAGCTTCTGTAATCTCATCTTTGACACCAGTTATTATTAGTTTGGTTTCTGCTTTGGTGGCTATGCGTGCCGCTAATGAAGCTATAACAGCAACAAAAAACTTAATTAATTCCTGGCAGACATTCAAAACAACAGCCACAGGAGCGATTCAGATCATCAATCTAATGACAGCTGCCCAAGCTACTTGTGGCTCAGTAACAAAGGCTCAAATGGTTGCTAACTTGGCCAATAACGGAGCTTTGACAGCATCCAATTTGCTTTATGGGGTTCTAACTGGCTCTATCAGCTTACAGACTGCTGCTACTATTGCTGCGACTGCTGCAACTACCGCATTTAAAGCAGCACTGACCGCTTTAACTGGCCCGATTGGTTTGGTTGTTGCTGGTGTAGGTCTTGCTGTTGGGGCATTGGTAGGGTTGTGGCAATGGCTAACTGCCGATAGTGAGGAGACCAAACGCCTCAAATCAGAACAAGAGGAGTTAGTCAAGAGTACGGATCAATTAACGGATTCTGTTAAACAAAGCGCAAAAGAACGTCAAAAAAATCTTGAGTCTGTAAAAGGTAATACAGAATCTTACCAAAAATTGGCTGACGAAATTGTCCAGTTATCACAAAAGACAAATAAGACAGCAGCAGACAAGAAAAATCTCAAGAAAAAGATTGATGCTTTAAATGCCTCTGTTAGTGGATTGAATCTAGTCTATGACAAAAACACTGATTCTTTGTCTCATAACAATGACCAAATCAAAGCTCGTATCTCAGCGATGGAGGCGGAATCAACATGGGAGACATCCCAGAAGAACCTGCTTGATATCGAACAAAAGCGTGCTGAAATTGGCGAACAGCTAAAGAAGATAGCTGAACAACGCAAAAAATGGAATGAAGAATCCAATGTTAGCGATAGTGTCCGTAAAGAAAGACTGCAAGAACTCAACGACAAGGAAACTGAGCTAAAAAATACTCAGACAGAATTGCAAACTGAGTACGAAAAAACGTCTCAAGTTCAACAGGCGGCATCTGAAGCGATGGCTGCTGCTGCCGAAAATGGATCTAATCGACAAGTTATATCATACGAAGGTATGTCTAAAGCTCAACAAAAAGCGGTTGATGATATGCGCTCTAAATACAATGAGTTGCTTGAAACCACAACGAACATGTTTGATCAGATACAAATGAAGTCAGCTATTAGTGTCGATGAAATGATTGCCAACCTCCAAAAAAACCAAGAGGCGGTTAATAATTGGGCAACAAACCTCAATACATTGGCCGAACGTGGGGTAAACGAGGGGATTTTAGCTAAATTGCAAGCGATGGGGCCTCAAGGTGGGTTGTACGTTCAAGAACTCGTTAATGCATCAGACGAAAAATTGGCAACATTGAACGAAGTCTTTACTCAAGGTGGTGAGTCAGCTATGAATGGCTTAACTGCTGGTATGGATACGGGTGCTTTGGGTATCACAGACAAAATCAAGGGTATTGTACAAAGTCAAGTTTCAAGCTTACAAGAGGAAATTGCAGCTGCTGACTTCCCTGAAAAAGGGAAAAATATTCCTGAAGGTGTTGGTGATGGTATAAAAGCTGGAGCTAAAATTGCAAGTGAAGCTTCTAAAAACATGGCAAATGACATAAAAGAATCCTTTACAAGTGAAATGGATATCAATTCCCCATCTCGTGTTTTCAATGAGTATGGTGGTTTTATCACTACTGGTTTAGCTGAGGGGGTAGATAAAGGTACCAATCAACCTGTATCATCTGTTACTAATTTAGCCAATCAAATTAAGAAACCATTTGATAGTCTGCAGAGTGATTTCACGTACATTGGTGAAATGGCGATGTCTGGTCTTAATGCAGGGCTTTGGAGTGGCTCTGGTTCTGTTATGGCAACAGCTAATTCAATTGCTGAAAGGGTAAAAGCGACCATCAAGAGCGCATTAGATATTCACTCGCCATCTAGAGCAATGCGTGATGAAGTCGGACGTTTCATTCCTCAAGGTATCGCTGTTGGTATTGAAGCAGATGCAGGGGTTGTTGAAAAATCAATGTTGCGATTAAAAGAAAGCATGATGATTGATACTAGACCAGAAATTGCACTTGGCTTAAACAAGAAACTAGGTGCTCAAGTGACTGTTAAACAAAGTAGTAAGCAGACAATAGCTGAAAAAATCAAAGTTACTATGGACAAGTCTAGCGAACTACTCAAAAAAGCCCTGGATGTAGCTGAGACGGCCGTTAGACGACCAAATGAAATGTACTTAAACGATGGTACTTTAGTCGCCAAAACAGGCGATAAATTTGCTAAATATCAATCGGAACAACTAAGACGAGATAATAGGATGAAAGGGGTATTGTCATGACAAAGATAATGACTTTCAACGGAGTTGATATGTCTAAATTCTTTCGTATAACAGATATTATCCGCCCTATCGGGAACAAGAGGAGCGTATCAACTGATAACGCTCCCTTATTGGGCGTGAATATCCAACAGGTTAAGATTGGAGAAAAAGAGCATATCATAAAATTTGACATCAAAACCACAAATGCAATTGAAATGGAACAATTAAAGCATGATTTGGCAGGCATTCTAAACGTTTTAGAGCCAGTAAAGATTACTTATGGCGATGAGCCAGACAAATACTATATGGGGTTGCCGGTAGATGAGATTACTCCAGAAAATTTGACAAGATGGTTCCAGCGCTCAGAGTTAAAAATAATAATTCCTGATGGCGTGGCTCACAGCACGACTTTAAAAAATTTTGATATCGATACAAATGAAACAAGCGCACCGGATAGGATAGTATTTAATTTAACAAATACAGGAACAGAGCCAGCTTATCCAATTATTAGAATTAAACACAACTCAGAGAATGGATATATTGGAGTTGTTAACAACAGAGCGGCGTTTGAGTTAGGAAATCGTGAAGAGGCTGATACTGAAAAATACAGAGACTCTGAAACATTGATAGATTATAGAGGGACTAATATTCTAAAAGGATTTCAAAATGGCACTAAAGGAGTAGCTGTAACAAATGATAATAAGGAGCGTCTTGTTGGCACTTTGAGTACAACAAGTATGTGGGGGCGTAATCATATCGAATTATCAAACCGTGGTACAGTTGAAAAAAATCGAAATAATGCACAAAGTTTGACATGGGCTATTCCTGTTGATAGTAGTGGAGAAGTTGGTTCATTGAATGACTATCTGCTTTGGAGACAAGTTTTTATGGCAGCAGTCGCTAATCAATATGGTTTCATAAAGGTTACTGTATCGGATACAGACGGCAATTTCTTGTATGGGGTGGAAACTTACAAACGCTATCAGACACTTGATTGTGAGTATAGTTTTTTCACCACTGACGGCAAAGGTGGATACAAGTTTATCAAATGGTGGTATTTTACTGGGACAGGGGCTCAAGTAGGCAAACTTGATCCATTTAGCGCGGAAAAGGGCTGGTCAGAGTTAAAAAGAAACGATGATAGAGTTCAAGTGTTTTTTGATGGCTCTCATTATGACTTTATTATTCCGGAGATAAAAGACAAAAAATCAGCAAAAATCCATATCACGCTTGGAGCACTCAGAGACTGGCCTCTTGTATCACATATGTATGTTGATGAGTTCATGTATAGAAAAGACTTTGTGACAAAGAGTAGAGATATTCCTAATCGCTATCCAATAGGTTCAAATGTTGTAATCAACAGTGAGGACGATAGTGTGTATATTGACGGGATATCTAAAGTAAGCGAAGTTGTAGACGGTTCACATTGGCCAGTAATTCCTCCAGGAAAATCTCAACTAGAGTTGTATTTTTCACGTTTTGTTAAGAAAAAACCAACAGTGACAATTGAATTCGAAGAAAGGTGGCTATAAGATGCTTTTAACAATTCATGATGCAAACTTACAAAAGGTGGCATTTGTTGACAATGATAAACAAGGCACATTGAATTATTATGACGACACATGGACTAGAAGTCTGCCTACAGGTTCATCAACATTTGAGTTTACTGTATTTAAAAAATCTATTAAGTCAGACAATGCATTACAAAAAGCCTATTCGTACCTTAATGAACGAGCCTGGGTATCTTTCAAATATCATGGTAAGAGTTTTCTTTTTAACGTTATGCAAGTTGAGGAGGATGAACAGACTATCAAATGCTATTGCGAGAACCTCAATCTTGAGTTGATAAACGAGATAGCAAATCCTTATAAAGCTAATAAGGCAATGAGCTTTGCGGAATACTGCGAGGTTATGGATTTATTAAACCATACTCGTCTTTCCATCGGCATTAATGAAATTTCAGATTACAAACGTACTCTTGAATGGGAGGGGCAAGAAACAAAACTTGCCCGCTTGTTGAGCCTTGCTAACAAGTTCAATGCTGAGATTGAGTTTGATACACAATTAGAAGCTGATAGCACTATCAAAAAGTTTAGTGTTAATATCTATCATGAAAACGACGAAAAACATCAAGGTGTAGGTCGGATAAGAAGTGATATACAACTAAAATATGGCAAGAATGTCAAATCAATCCGTCGCAAGGTTGATAAAACAGGTATTTTTAATACGATTAGACCAACTGGTAAAAGACGAGTTAAGAATGGAAAAGGCGAAGAAGTCGAGGAAATTGTAACATTAAAAGGCTTAGATGCTTGGTCTGTTAAGAATGATAGAGGTATTGTTGAATTTTATCAACGAAACGAGTCACTGTATGCGCCTATCTCAATGCAACTATATCCATCAACATTCTCACATGGCACAGCTGATGATCAATGGACAAGAAAAGATTTTAGCTACGACACTGACGATCCAAAAGAACTACATCGTCTGGGTTATAACGAGCTTAAAAAACATTGTTATCCAGCAATTACTTATGAAGTTGATGGTTTTGTCGATGCTGACATTGGTGATACAGTCAAGGCTTATGATGATGACTTTAGTCCTTTCTTGATTGTCAAGGCACGAGTTACTGACCAGAAAATCAGTTTTTCCAATCCAACAAACAACAAAACAATATTTTCAAACTTTAAAGCCCTTGAAAATCAATTATCAGACGGCATACAAGAGGCTTTTGAGAGATTATTTGAGGCTGCTAAGCCATATACTATTAAATTATCAACGGACAATGGTGTTATCTTTAAAAATCAGATCGGCCAGAGTCTAGTAACCCCAACCTTATACAAGGGAGGAAAACCAGTCGTTGTTGGTGTTACTTGGCGATGGGCACTTGATGGAGAAGTAACAACAGGGATGACTTACTTAGTTAGAGGCTCAAATGTAACTGATACAGTTACTCTGACAGTTGCAGCTTACATTGGAAATAAAGAGGTTGCTGTTGATGAGATATCGCTTGTTAATGTTGCTGATGGAAAACTTGGTACACCTGGAACTCCAGGGCGAGATGGCCGTACTCCTTATGTCCATACAGCATGGGCTAATAATGCAACAGGAACAGATGGATTTAGTCTTGATAGCTCAATCAATAAACTCTATATTGGTATTTATACAGACTTTGAACCAAACGATAGCACAGACCCTAAAAAATACAAGTGGGCTAAAGTAAAAGGAGACAAGGGAGAAAAAGGAGATAAAGGAGAACCGGGACAACGTGGTTTAGATGGCTTGCAAGGTGCAAGAGGTGAACAAGGATTACCTGGTCGCAATGGTGCAGATGGCCGTACTCAATACACTCACATAGCTTACAGCAATAGCGCTGATGGAACTAAGGATTTTTCTGTAAGCGCCTCTGATAGAGCTTATATCGGTATGTATGTTGATTTTAATAGTGCTGATAGTAATACTCCATCTGATTACAATTGGACACTTGTAAAAGGAGCTGATGGCGCAAATGGCGTGGCAGGTAGGGCTGGTGCAGATGGTAGGACACCATACTTACACATAGCTTACGCCACATCAAATAACGGCTCACAAGGCTTCTCAACTACTGACAGTACAAATAAAACGTATATCGGAACATACACAGATTACACTCAGGCAGATAGCACAGATTACAGAGTGTATAAGTGGACGTTAATAAAAGGGGCAGATGGTACTGGTATTTCTAATGTAACTAATTATTATTTAGCTACTACAGTCTCAACAGGTATCACAAGAACAAGCGCAGGGTGGACAACTACGCCACAGCCTATCACATCAGACAAGCGTTATTTATGGAATTATCGAGTTGAGCTATACACAAACGGTACAAGTAAGACAACAGAGCCTACTGTTATTGGTGTGCACGGGGAAAAAGGAGAACGTGGATTGCAAGGTTTACAAGGCTTGCAAGGTGCACGAGGTGAACAAGGTATTCCTGGACCTAGAGGGGCAGATGGTCGTACACAATATACTCACATGGCCTATGCCGATAACGCAACAGGTGGTGGATTCAGTCAAACAAACACTGACAAAGCCTTTGTTGGGGTGTACATTGACTTTAATCCAACAGACAGCAGAAATCCTGCTGATTATCGCTGGACAAGATGGAAAGGTCGTGATGGCGCAAATGGCGTGGCAGGTAAGGCTGGTGCAGATGGTAGGACATCCTATTTCCATATAGCATACGCAGCAAGTGCAGACGGATCACGCGAATTTAGTTTAGAGGATAATCGCCAGCAATATATGGGCTATTATTCCGATTTTACCGCAGCAGATAGTAGAGATCGAACTAAGTATAAATGGTTTGACCGACTAGCTAATGTTCAAGTGGGTTCCCAGAACTTGCTTAGAAATACTGCAACTCTTCCTATTAAAAATGGATTAGACGGTACCTGGCGGAGTACGTCAGGTGGTAACGGAGTAGCGGAACCTGTTACCTTGGATAAATATCCTGTACCTGGAATCCTAAAAGGTGTTCGAGTTAAAAACAACACCAACGGGGGTAATAAGGACCTTAGCCAGATTATTAACTTAGTTATAGGTCAACGTTATACAATATCCTGCTGGGCTCGTGTAAGCTCTACAAGTGATCGATCTACTGTGAACCTACTAGTAAGGTCCTGGACAGTGAACGATACTAATAGGATACTTTTTAAGGCTATAAGTAATAAGACTTGGGTTAAGTACAGTCTTTCCTTCACTGCGGACGCTGAGAAAAATTCAATTCAGTTCGGTCAAAACGGACCAGGTAATATTGAAATCTGTGGAATGAAATTAGAACTCGGTAATGTAGCCACTGATTGGTCCTTATCCGTAGAAGACATTCAATCTCAGTTAGACGGAAAAGCTGACCAAAAGCTAACTCAACAACAATTGACGGCCCTAACTGAAAAGGCTCAGTTACACGACGCAGAGTTGAAAGCTAAGGCTACGATGGAACAATTAAGTGATTTAGAAAAAGCATATAATGCCTTTGTGAAATCAAATGCAGATAGTCGAAAAAAATCTGAGTCTGATTTAGTTGAAGCAGGTAGAAGAATTGATTTGCTGACGACACAATTTGGAGGATTAGCAGAGCTTAAAACATTCATTGATACTTACATGAAAAGCACAAATGAGGGCTTGATTATAGGTAAGAATGATGCAAGCTCTACTATTAAGGTATCAAGTGATAGAATATCCATGTTTTCTGCAGGTAAGGAAGTTATGTACATTTCGCAAGGTGTAATAAATATTGATAATGGTATTTTTACTGCATCAATTCAAATTGGACGTTTTAGAACAGAACAGTATCATCTTAACAAAGATGTGAATGTCATACGATATATAGGAGGTTAAAAAAGAGGGAAATGACTAAATTTATCAATTCTAGCGGTTCACTACACTTGAATATTTACATCGAACAAGTTAGTCAAGATATCGCTAACAATTCCTCAAGAGTTAGTTGGAAAGCTACTGTTGACCGTGATGGAGCTTACCGCACATATACTTATGGTAATATTAGTAACTTGTCTGTATGGTTAAATGGGTCAAGTGTGCATAGTAGTCATCCAAACTTTGACACATCCGGGCAAGAGTTTACTTTAGCAAGTGGGGAAGTAACCATCCCACACAGTGGTGACGGAACTAAGACTTTTGCAGTATGGGCATCGTTTGACCCAAACAACGGAGTACATGGAAACATTACCGTGTCAGCAAACTATACTCTTTCAAGCATTCCTCGATCTAGTAGTATAAGCGACAATGCTCTTTCAGGAAATAGGCGGCTCGGAAGTCCTCACACTCTCACTATTGATCGCAAATCTAGCTCATTTACTCACCAAGTATGGTATAGAGTGTTTGGTAGCAACTGGATTGATTTAGGAAAAAATCACGCAACAGGCGTTTCTTTCGTACCTAATATTGACCTAGCTAGATACAACACAAAAGCAAAGTCTGGCACGATGGACATATGTGTTCGAACATATAATGGAACTACTCAAGTTGGAAATGACGTTTATTCAAACGGATGGTATTTTGAAATTCCGGAAAGCGTGAAACCTACATTTTCTGGAATTACATTGACTGATATGAATACTGTTGCTAGGCAGCTATTGAGTGGAAATAACTTTTTACAGATTATTTCTGATATTCAGGTCAACTTTAATAATCCATCCGGGGCTTATGGTTCGACTATCACAGGATATCGTGCTGAAATCGTAAACAAGAATCAGGTTACAACTGTAAACGGTGGTAGGCTTGGTATGATGAATTTCAATGGTTCAGCAACGATTCGAGCTAGTGTGGTTGATAGCCGAGGCAGGCAATCAGATACTAGAGATATTACAATCAATGTTATTGAATATTTTGCACCAGCTTTTAGTTTTACAGCTTTTAGGACGCGGGAAACACCTAACATTATTCAAGTTGTCAGGAATGCTAAAATCGCTCCTATCACTTTATCAGGTAGTCAAAAAAATGTCATGACACTATCATTCAAAGTAGCTCGATTAGGTAGTACAACTTTTACAGCTGATCATGGTAGAGCTTCTGGTATTTGGACAACTCAACACACCTTAAATAATTCAGCTGCTAACATGGCAGGTAATTATGTTGCAACCAAATCATTTGTGGTCATAGGAACTCTATCTGATAAGTTTACAAGCACAGAATTTACAGCAACAGTTGCAACTGAAAGTGTGGTAATGAGTTATGACAAAGATGGCCGTGTGGGCATTGGTAAAGTTGCAGAGCAAGGTGGTGCAGGGTCATTGGATGTCTTGGGAGATATCTACGCTAGAAATAAACCTATTCAGCAATATCAATTAACAAATCGGGATGGCAGTGCCATTAACGATTTTACAAATAATTTTGATGTACATGATAAATCTGGCTATTATCACAAATCAGCAAATTCACCAAATAATCCCTCTAAAACATGGGGATTGCTTCATGTAATCGGTGGAGGAGCGCATCTTGTTCAATATTTTGCTGAGCGTGATGGACGTCGCCGGTTATTTATTCGTGCAAAAACTAATGGAAATTGGACACCGTGGGTTGAATATGCTAGAAAAGAAGATGTTTTGTTAAAATCAGATAGCAATCCAACTCCTTGGCAAAATGCCATTTTACAAAATGGATGGAATCATCACAGGGATTACGGAGGTGTCCAATTTTCAAAAACATTCGATGGTGTTGTTTGTTTTAAAGGAACATGTAAGGGCGGAAAGATTGCACGTGAGTCAATCATACTTACTTTACCTGAACATTTCAGACCATCTACAACATTATTCAAAACTGCTCTGAATAATGATTACGGTTCAGCCGTTATAGGAATTTATCCAAATGGAAACGTAGTTGTCAAATCTAATGTAGATGCTACTTGGCTTAATTTTGATAATGTGTTTTTCAAAATATAACAACCGTAAAAAATCCCTAATTATTAACGGATAATTAATTTATAAAGGAGGAAATGACAATGTTAAAAGTCACTAAAACACGTCAGCTAGTAACTGAATTTTTCGCACAAGATGGCGACCAACAAAAATTGGTCAAAACTACTGTAATCAACACAGACAATAAAGCTGTTTCAACAATATCTGAAACGCTGCATGACCCGGAACTGTACGCTAACAATCGTATCAGTATGCGTAAGCATGAGCAAGAGTTACGAGAAATGCGCTATAAGATTGAAGATGCCATTTTGGCAGAGTTGGAAGCAGATGCTGAGCATAAGGAATAGGAGGTGTGTATGAAAATTGAATTTTTCAATTTTCTAAGAAGTGTCGTACAGACTGAAGATGGTTTGGTCTTGTACGCTCTAACACTGATTGTCTCAATGGAAATCATTGATTTTGTCACAGGGACGATTGCGGCGATTATCAATCCTGACATCGAGTACAAGAGCAAAATCGGCATTAACGGGCTCCTTCGTAAGATTTCAGGGGTTCTCTTACTGATGATCCTCATTCCGGCGTCCGTTTTGTTGCCTGAAAAGACAGGTTTTGTATTCTTGCATTCAATCTGTCTTGGGTACATCGCATTTACTTTTCAATCTCTCATTGAAAATTACCGCAAATTAAAAGGAAATGTTACTCTTTTTCAGCCGATTGTAAAAGTATTTCAGCGATTACTTGAAAAAGATGATGATACGAAAAAAGGAGAATAACAAATGCAACAAATTACTGAAATCATTACTAATGGAGCAATCAGCATCCTAGTCGTTTTGGCAGGGGTTGTAGTTAGGGCAGTCAAGGACTACCTGGTTCAAAAAGGTGGAGAAAAGACCATCAAGATTGTTGAAATCTTGGCCAAAAATGCAGTAAATGCCGTGGAGCAGGTAGCTGCTGAAACTGGCTACAAGGGAGATGAAAAACTGGCACAGGCTCGCGCTAAAGTCCGTGCTGAGCTTACAAAATACAATATTAGTATGACTGACAAAGACTTAGACACCTTCGTAGAGTCAGCAGTGAAGCAGATGAATGACGCATGGAAAGGACGATAGGGAATGGATATCGATAGAAACAGACTACGTACAGGCTTGCCCCAGGTTGGGGTGCAGCCTTATCGACAAGTACATGCTCACTCAACAGGTAACCGCAACTCAACCGTACAGAATGAAGCGGATTATCACTGGCGGAAAGACCCAGAATTAGGTTTTTTCTCGCACGTTGTTGGGAACGGTCGCATCATGCAGGTCGGACCTGTGAACAACGGAAGTTGGGATGTTGGGGGCGGTTGGAATGCTGAGAGTTACGCAGCGGTTGAACTGATTGAAAGCCATTCAACTAAGGAAGAGTTTATGGCTGACTATCGCCTCTATATCGAATTGCTACGCAATCTAGCGGACGAAGCAGGCTTGCCGAAGACTCTTGATACAGACGACTTGGCAGGTATCAAGACGCATGAATACTGTACCAATAACCAACCAAACAACCACTCAGACCATGTGGATCCATATCC